GTCTTTAGCTTGGCTATAACAACGATCAATAACCGCACGAATTTCGTTATCAATATCCATGGCGGTTTGTGCAGAAACATTTTTGCGTTGAGTTACACTACGGCCTAAAAATACTTCACCTTCTTCTTCGTCATATAACATTGGCCCTAGTTTTTGTGACAAACCCCATTTGGTGACCATATTTCGTGCTAATTCGGTTGCACGTTGAATGTCGTTAGAAGCACCAGTCGTCACACCATCAAAACCTAAGGTCATTTCTTCGGCAATCCGCCCACCAAATAACGAACAAATTTTACCTTCAATACCACGTTTTGACCATGAATAACGATCTTCTTCAGGCAAAAACATGGTAACACCCAAAGCACGTCCACGAGGAATAATCGATACTTTATAAACTGGGTCATGTTCTGGTAACAGTCTGCCAACAATAGCATGACCTGCTTCATGGTAAGCGGTATTGCGTTTCTCAGCCTCAGACATCACCATGGATTTGCGCTCTGCACCCATCATAATTTTATCTTTAGCTAAAAGCATATTTTCTCCTATAGTAAAGTCTTTTTCATCTGGATTTAAATGATGAAAATCATAACACACTGGATCAAATACTTGAAGACAACGATTACATTTACCTCCTAGTAATTCAATAGCTTCCAACAATCTCATTAAACGTTTGTGTTTAGTTTTTTGATTAAGTACCGCACGATTATTTTTCCGGTACTCTCTTTGATACTCTAAAAGAATATCTTTTTTCTCAAAATAACGTTGTTTTGACTTCGCTAATTGAGATTCCCGGACTTTTAAGTAATACTCATGGCGGCCTTCTTTTGTTCGACTATATCCTCTCTCTTTATTTTGTACCTGCATTAGTTCCTTCCATTGTTTTATCTATTTCTTTTAATAGGGAAATAAGGTCATATGTCTTAGCATTATATTCTGCCATAAGCCATTGAAGATGTATCATGTCTTTCTTACTCATTTTGGGATATAACGCATGAGCCCCTTGTGCTACAAAGTTTTTATCATTTGTCATATCCCTAATTATTCGCCACAGATATTCTTGCATATGTTTTTGATTCACATTACCCATTCCGCATAATGTCATCATTGTTATCTATGGCCTTTAGACCATCTTCATAGAGAACCTTAGCTTCTCGTTCTTCTGCTAGACGTTTCAAATAGCGAATGGAACGACCATGATTTTTAGAGAGAGCCATATCTTCTTCATGGAGATGATGTTCCTTATTCTTCTGTTTCAACGTCTTCTTCGAGCTGACCATATAACCAATTTTCTTTATCTCGAATTTTATCTAGAAACGCATCTACCAAATCTTCGCTATTAATTTCTAATAGCTCCATCAAGAGGGTTTCGTCAAGTTGTTTCAGTTTCTGTAATAGGATTTTCAAAGTATTCAAACCCCTCATATTGTTCTGCAAAGGCTTGGATAAGAGGGCCACTCATATGGGGATGATTGTCTGGAATATTCAAAATCTTTACATTTAGCATATCCATAGCCTCTTGTCCAAACTCCATAACAGCATTGTTATAATTTTCTTTATTCACAAATACTACCTCATCTGCCCAAGCAAGGAGTAGCGGTGTCAGCGGGATCAGTGCATCACCCCAACTCCCAGCGCATCGTGTGTTGTATTTATGGGCATAGATGCGTGCTGCTGTCGCACTGCGAAGTATACCCATTGAACATACAAATAGTACCTTCTTATCCTTGCCTTGATACGGGTTACTTACAACCCCATCACGGCACTTTCTAATTTCTTCTGAAAAATTCATTTCTTATCCTTTGTTGTCATAATGAATTTGTGTTTCTTCTAACTCTATAAGCATGTCCAAATAATGTCTAGCTTTCTTCAGGTCTTGTACCCCAGCTTTATCTTTCCATCTGACTACATACTTAATGACATTACCTTCTAGAAATCCAATGTTATTTCTCACAATGAATTCAAGAGGTTGTATAGCAAACTTAGCATAATGATTTCCACCAATTTGGGTATCAAATGCGCTCATATCTTTTTTTCAAATATTTAAGACTTACAAACATCTCATCAAATTGTCCATTTTCTACTTCATGAAGCATTAGGATACCACGCCAGTAGTTATTTCCTTGATGCCCTAGGTAGTCTTCATCATGTTCATAGCAACTACCTGCAATGATGGAAGTAATGCGTACACCATCTGCTCGTGTAGCGTAGGCTACTTGCCTCCCTTGCTGGTGTCCTGCAATGCAACTCTGATGTTTTTTAGCCAATTGTGCGCTGGCTGTAGTAGCAGGCTTACCAAGGATACCGGTAGTAAAGTAATGGGCGTAACAAACCCCATCGATAACAACAGGCTGTAGGAAAGGATACACTTCCCAACCATAACCCCTGTATCCCAAATCTTCTGTAGAAATTGTACCATCTAAAATTGGTTCTTGTTCAATTGCCCTATCTATACGATTTTCGTGGTTCCCAAGGAGAAAAACAAGCCGGGGGCTATATAGCGCATGCTTTGTCTTACGCTGCTTTGCGTTATATGTTTTGAGCGGCCCCAGCAGAGCATCCATGCCTGTCTTTGCTGCTTCAATGTCATGACGATACCGGCGGCCTTCAAAACTCTTTTTGCCTCTGTCATAAGAAGACAAACTAGGCATATCCGCATGATCACCAAGATGAATGATGGTATCAGGCTGTTTCTCGACAATGTATTTACCTATGTGTGTAAGGAACTCTACACTATTACCAGGTTTTACCTGTGTGTCAGGAATTACGAGGTGAGTGGTCATTAATCGTCTAGTTCCTCATTATCATCTTCTAACAGAGCAGCAGTTTCCGGTCCTAAAAGTTGTGCTGCAAGGCCCATACCTAGGGCCATAGACAATCCAAATTTTAAAATCGCTTTATGCTGTTCAGGGGTCATTGTTACATCAAACTTCACAGACCCATCATCATTTTCAACCGGAATGGTTACTTCCAAGACTCTTCCTTTCTTTTAGTTCTTGTTTGCTTTTAGCTTTATGGCATTTGGTACAGAGCACCTGAAGACCATCTGCTTTACAAAAGAGGCGTTTAATCGTGTCGTCCCATGATACCCACCCTGATAGGGGTACCACAGGTTCTTTATGGTCTACCTCCACTTCCTTAGAGGTATATTCATTAGAGCAACTTTCACATTGATAGAACTGAGCTGCTCGTCCTGTGGCAGGATTAATGCGTTTCTCTGTTTTAGCTTTGTCTAACACCTGCCACTTGGGTGGATAGCGTCTAGAGCCGCTACGTAATGTGGACATAATGAACGCATTTAAACGTCCTTCTGTCCACTCCTTCATATATGCCTTACTCTCCGTTTGTTCTTTTACTTTTCTCGTTGCCAAATATCCCCCTCTTTTCTCCATATCCATGTGCATTTAGCTGCTTGTTCAAAAGCCTCAGAACATGGATACATGTCCTCAATGATGGTTAACCATTCTTCTGGGTCGTGGTCCTGTAAGATTTTCTCTGCTTTCTTAGGACCAATTCCGACCACACCTTTAAGATTATCCACGGGGTCGCCAACAAGCAATTGATAGCAAAAGAAACGGAACCCATCTTCTTCTGTAGCCCGGAATAAAACCTTTTTAACCGGATCATAATGAAGCCCCGGTGTTTGTTTGTTGTCCTTATCATTGGTAACACAGACAGCATCTTCACCGAGCTCTACAGTACGGTATCCCAAGGCATCATCTGCTTCTGCACCATCAATGGTGCGTGCATTGTGCTGTTCTCTTAGGAAATCCTTAGCAACTTTTTCCCATTTGGGCCTATAGGAGTCAACACGGTTAGCTTTATATTCGGGATAAACTTCCTTGCGAAAATTATTTGATCCTGAAAGCCATACTTCATAACTAGTGGCTCCGGTGGCAGTGATAATCTCATCAATAAAACTATCGCAGCGAGCTTTGACAATAAAGTCTTCATCTTCCTCCTCGCAACTAGCAGCACAACGAAAGGCAACTAAATCACCATCTATAACTGCTATAGTCATAGTTTCATTTCTCCAACCAGCCCATTATCCCCACTATAGACAACACGACTAACGCCAACACTCCTGAGAAGCTCAGAACACCTATTACAAGGCTTAGCAAGGCCAACGTTCCCTCCAGGAGTGAAGCGAGTAACGTAAATAGTAGACCCATTGAGAGCAGAAAAATCTGCATGTCGAAGAAGTCGTACAACAGCCATTTCCTCAGCGTGAAGAGTATTGTATCTCGTAATTTTTGAATAACCATGTTTATTATATCCTGTGGAAACTACTCTATTTCCTTTAACTATTACAGCACCTACTCGGTGCCTGGGGAAAACACTTTTAAGTGCTTCTTTTTGAGCAAGTCTAATGCTCATTTTTTGTACCTATAATTTCTAAGGAGAGTGGCTTTAATGGCAAGACCACCAGGAAGGTCTCCCTCAGGAAGCACATACACTGTTTCTGCTGTCACCACCTTATTATTTCTAGAAGCCCACCACCCAACATCTTTACGAAAGCGCTCTCTCATATTAACATCGAGTGGTTGGGTAACTACATAATCACCTACATCAATGAGATAGGTAGAAAACTTGTAGAAGTCTCTGTGCTTATCTCCAAACCTTTCCAGTTTCTTATGGGTTGGATTTACCACTATTAATAAGGGATGTCCTCTGCTACAGAAGACACATCAAAGGGAGGTTCCACATAGAACACCCAATCAGTGAGTTCTTGTGCTAGAGAGAGCACAGCCTTTGTATCCAAAGGTGCCTTCGCCCCAGGAGAAAGCATAGCAACAGCATTAGCAAGGCTACTCTGCTTAACAATGAGTACCTGGCGGGCTGCTCGTTCTTCCTTGGTTTCATAATTACTGCCCACTACCTTAGTGGGACCAGGAGCCTGCACAGTAGCAGGCTTATCTTCATTGGGGGATTTCAGAGAAGACCATTGATCGTAACCAGCAGCATTCTTTGAAGTCTCCACCAGGAATTCACTACCAGGAGACGCATTCTTGAGAGTCTTGAACACATCTGGATTAGCAAAACTCATAATGGTTTGCTGCTTATTCTGACCATTAAAGGTGTATGTTACAACACCCTTCTCATAGAAGTTTTTGCCCTTATTAACTCGCTCTGCGTTAAATTCTTGAACCGTAATACGAAAAGCCATTAGTTTCCTTTATAGGTTGGAGCGGGTTATGGGAATCGAACCCATGATGTATACATCGACAGTTTGGAAGACTGTTGTGAGCCCAGCTCACTGATAACCCGCGAAAATTACTCGATAAAATAATTATTTAAGAGGGGCACACCATACCAATAGTAGTTTGCCCCATTATATACACTACGAAATTCAGGATCAAACCACGCTTTCCATTGCCGTTTATAGGCTCGTGTGGTGTTCTTAGAGGTGTAGTGTAAGTTGTTGTCTAAGAGCCATTCATTAGCCCGCTGTACCCAATCTTGGGCTTCATCAAGGCTATTAGTAGCTCCCACTGTCCATGTATCTAAAGTACCATTATAGAGTTCTCCTGTGGTACCCTGAATAATATATATCACAGCATAATATCTTTCATATCCTTTTTATTCATCCCCCATTGGATTTCACAAGTAAGGGGTAAACTGAAATTGTAATCCCATTCTTGTCGAGCCAAATCTGGAACAGATTCAATAGCTTCTTTTAACATTACACTAATATTGTAACACATTTCTTCGTCTCCGTCAACATCTACAACTAAAGAGTCGTGAATTGTAGAAATAAAAAGAGCGGGTAACCCACTTTCCAGAAGACGGCGGTAAAACTCAATACGAGCAAGCTTAACCAAATCAGCTCCGAAACCCTGAACAGGGTAGTTCTTGATAGTGGTAAGCGGCCAGCGTCCATATTCATTCTTTTTGTAGGAGAAATACCGACCTGAAGGAATGGTGAGATAGCCCTGCTTCATTACAGTGAGCAGCAAATTGTCGTGCCATGCTTTCAGTCCTTTATATTTCTCATAATATTCATCAATTACTCGTTGCCATTGTTTTTCGGAATAACCCACAGAAAAGAAATCAGGATCATGGGCATAAGAATAAGCAGAGCCACCATAGATAAGACGAAACTTGAAAATCTTAGCAATGAGTCTACCAGCCTTACCTTCCCCAAGTTTGAACCTATCTCGGTTAGTTTCATGAATATCTACCTTATCCCATATCTCCTTCATTAGCACCTTATCCTGCGACAAATCTGCCGCAGTGACCACTTCTAACCCTTTTACATCGGCGTTAACCAGCATATCTAGAAACTAGAAACATATCTAACTCCGGTGGTTTGTTCTGCATGTTAGGTTGAGAAGAAGAGAGTCTTCCGGTGCGGACAACATTCTGGTTGAATTGTCCATGTAACAGGTCGTCTTGCCATCCAAATTTCTCTGTCACTTTGAAAAGCTCTTCCAGCATTTCAACAATCTTTTGCGTTTTTGCAACTGAGAGAAGCAAGTCAATAAGTTGTTTGTCCTCCTTACGACGACTCGTAAGTTGCTTGAGCGTTGGTTCATCAACCTGATAATACATGGGGCCGCTATACCCCTCTTTGAGACATTTCTTAACCGTTGTGCCCTCAATAGGCTTAAAACGTTGGGAAAATGTACAGGGTACTTGAAACCACGAGCGTTTAATATACGCTGTACCCTTTTTCTCTCCTGATTTGTATACCGCGTCTTCCTCTGTGAAATCGTCATAGGCTTTTTCACCACCATAAAGAAGAAGGGACAGGTCATCCCCACTTTCCCAATTAAAATATTTTTGGGCTGTTTGAGGAACGAAATCCCATAACCCTGCCCTCCCCCTTACCACCTCATTTTTATAGCCTTCTAGGGCCGTTTTAGCCCCTTCTACATCCCATTTAACTCCATTGTATTCTGCCTCAAGGAGGGTTTTCATATCCTCTCCTTCAAGGAATACTAGTTTTAATTGCTTTTCGTCTAATATTTGGAGTTGCTGGAGATAGAGTTGATAAGTGAGACTTACATCTAGGTTGTTATATTCTTCTAATATTTCATAGGGAATGTCTTTGGTGTCTACACCCACATCCCAGAATTCTTTAACCTTGTCTTGTTTTAAAGGGAGGCCATAGCTTTCTAAACAGCCATCTAGAGAGGCATAGGAAGCTTCTTGGCCCGTAACAATGAACTCAGCTAGGGAACAATCGAATATTTTACAGCCAGGTGGGAGCGCCAGCCCGAGGCGACGTAGCCAATGTAAATCAAACTTGCAATTGAAGCCAATGAAACAAGTACATAGACCGATGTGTTGTCTAAGGAAAGAAAGAAAGTCGAGGTCTGTGAAATAATGGAACGTAGGATTTTCATTGTTTATTTGTATCGAATAGGAAACAGCAAAATTTTCAGGAGTAAACGGGTGTCCTTTGTTTTTGGTGGTTGTTTCAAAGTCAAGAGTAACATTCAATATAGAATCTCTGGTTTAGCTGTATAAGCGCGTTTAACAACATCTTCTAACAAAAGAGGAGCATAATTGTTTAAATCGACTCCTACTTCATATTGTCCCCACTTATATTCATAAGTGTCTGGGGTATTATGCAGATGCCCATGCAAATTTATATACCCCCGTTCCCATGATTTAAAAGGGAAATGACAAAGAACAAATTTACATCCATTAACTTTAAGACGGAAGTAATCGTGCTTTTCTACAAACCATTTTTTCCAGTCAGTATTAAAAAGCTTTTCAGCTCTTCCCTTGCGGTCGTGATTACCAACTATTAAATGTTTAATTCCATTAAGTTGAGCAAGAATTTCTTCTGTTTGTTCATACGTACCAAAACTAAAATCTCCTAAAATCCAAATATGGTCTTTTTTACCGACAACCATATTCCAATTGTCAATAAGACCTTGATTCATATGTTCTACTGAACCAAAAGGTCTATTACAGAATTTTATGATATTGTTATGATAAAAATGTAAATCAGAAGTAAAAAAGGTTTTACTCATTACTCATAGAAATATTGTTGTAAATGTTGAAAATCAATAAGAGCATTGAGATATGTCAGATTCTCTTCCATATCCCACCAAAATTCTGGTTCATGCATATTCAATTGTGTCCTCATATCGTGCAATACCAGCATTAATGAGCGTTTCAAAACGCCCGTGCTTTAATTCCGGGATAGAATCAACATCCCCGAATAACTTATTTTTAGAGATATTTAGATAACGAACTCGTTCTAAGTCTGGTGAGCGGTCTTTACCAATACCTAAAATCCAATCGGCCTCAGCTTGTTTAGCTGTCTTAGCGTTGGCAACGTGTTCCATAGTAAGGTAACGTACTCCTTCTGCGGTTCCGTCAGCTTGGCATACTCCAATGGCGGCATGAGAGTTTTTAGCGAGTTCTCTAGCCCATTGATACTTTGCTCCAAGTATGAGGTCTTCTCGATCAGCACTGAATCCCCGTATCTTGTCCAATTGGTCATATACGACAATTGTCGGAGATGTTCTCTCAACCACGCTCTCAACGTCTCCTCGGCTAAGAGTGCCTGAGTCATATAACTGGAAGTTACCTCCAACTTCTTCTTGGAAGAGTTGTTTGTATTTTCTGACATTTGCTAAAAGTTGTTCAAGGGAGAGTCCGAAATAAGCCTGATAAACCCGAAGGGCTACTTTGTTTCCTTGTTCTTCGTTGTTGAACCACGCAATCCGTACTTCATTTCCACGTAAGAAGTGGCTGGTTTCCGAAGCCAAGAAGGTTGTCTTCCCAGTCTCTGGACGGGCGAAGATAAATCCGAAATCGCCTTTTCGCAAGCTTCCAAGCGATTTATTAAGGCAGGAGAGTCTCCAGCGGTATCCTTGTTCTTGATAGGTGGTGTTGATGAGGTGTTCGAGGTCATTGTCAATTGGTTTCAGGGTTTGTTGATGATCGTCCTTCTCTTCCAAGAAGGAAGACATCTTTGTCTCTATGTCTTTCTCTTCTCTACCTTGTGACACATTAAACAGGGCCTCAGACAGCTTTAAAGCTTCATTCCTGCGCTTTAATGTGGAAAGGAGTAGAGAGACACCTTCTTCACTAATTTCTGCTTCCTTAGCCCTGGTAAAGAGTCCTTGGTAAAGGTCTTTGTCTGCATCAGGATAAGTAAGAAAGAAGAAAGATACTACTTCATCAAAGGAAAGGTCTTTATCTAGTTTTTCATGAAGAATCTTTAGAGTAGAAAAAATATAGGATATTTCCTTAGGAAGAGACTTTACCTCAATAAAAGTAAAATATTTCTCGAAAATATCCTTAGAAAGAAATGCTTTAAATAAACTAAGTTCCGGGTTTATATATTAGTCCCCTTTTTGTTTGGAGAGAACGGAATGCAGCTCCTCCCCGTTGAAAGACGGTTGCGTCCTCGCCCTCATATTTCTTGACCAATCCCATCTCTCCTATGCCTTCTCGAACAGGGGCCACTGCTCATCCGTCATCGGCACCCGCACCGACTGACAGCCATAAAAAGCCTCACGAGCTTCTTCGGTCTTGCGCACGCACTCTGGACTCATGTCTTCGTGAGGATGACTGCGCATACAGCCTTGCTCTAGCTGCTTTATATAAGTTTTATCTTTAATATTCATTATATTCTCTTTAATATATATATATATTACCCTGAAGAAACAAAACCCGCGTTAGCGGTAAAAAAAGAAGACTAATATTGTAGCACATTTTTAGATATCTGTCAACTCTTTTTCTTTAACCTTAGGGACTGTATGGTTATTTTGCAACGCTTGGTATTGTTCTTCGGAGAGTTCACCAATACCAACACATTCAATGATGGTGTGTGGGGTTTCCGCCCCCACGACATAACCACCAGTAGTGTAGCAATATTGCTGTAGCTTGTCTAAGCCAGCATCAAGGCCTTGCTGGTAGCGGACATTCGCCACATAATAAAACTCACCAAAAAGAGCAGCAATCGCTATCAAAATATATGCAGAGAGCTTATACATTCCTTAATTTCCTTTACAGAAAGAAGTTTTGGATCTTTCCTGGTGTGTAAAACATATACCGGAAGACCCGTTAAAAGACTTATACGGGTAGCTCTTTTGGCCACCAAACCTCGTTGGTCCCAATCAAGCCACAACACTATGGGCTTAGAAAGCCTTTGTAAGGCCTTTAAATGGGCCGTGGAGACGTTAATTCCGAAGAGAGGTAGGGTAGTATATACCTGCCCTACTTTATGAGCGCTAATGAGGTCTTCTACAACTACTGTGATGGGGGATAGGGCCACATCTCCGATGATTTCAGCGTGCTGGGTTTTGTCTCCCCAGGCTTTCCATCGGCTTCCTTCTGGGAACTTATCTGTTTCAACGAGTCTACCAACCGAGAAAACCGGATTTTGTCTTGGTATTGGGAAGACAACTCTTCCTTCCTTTGGAGAATAGCCGCAATGGTTTTGCCAATACGAGATTGGGAGGCCATACTGTGAGAGCCACTTCCATCCGGCTGGGTCCACTTGTCTGGTGAAGTCACTAGGTAGCACTGTTTTGTCAAGGAAATCTCCTTTTAGTCCAGTTTCTGCGGCCGGCCGCCGCCCAGTTTGTTGTTCATGATAGCCACAAGCAAAGCAATGCTTGCCCCCATCGGGATAAGCAACAAGATTATCACCACGGCTATCCGCGCCCCGTGCGCGACACTTAGGACAGGGTTCATATTTAAGACTCATTAGTAAACGTTAGGGGAAAAGAGTATCTTTCTTTATTTTCATTGAAGGAACCCCCAAAGGATTGGTTCCCTTATCCCACTCAAAAACCACTACAATGTTACCCCCATGAGCAATGGGACGTTCTCTATGAAGGTGACACACTGCTGCCGGACTTTTATACAAAATGGTTCCTTTAAAATTGTTCTCAAAGAATTTTAAAGAGGCTTTCTGGTTTGGGCTAAAAATTAAAATGTATGTATTCTCTGGAGATAGAGATTTAAACCCTTCGTAGTTCCAACTATTACTGTCCCAATTAATAATAGTATTAACTAAAGTACCAACGACTGCCAATTTTTCCTCACTGAAACAGTTAAAACACCATTCTTCGTTTGAATGTGCTTAGTAGTAAATACTTCCGTATCTTGTTCTTTAGTTACTTCATTATTCACAGAAATCAAAATACCATTGGATGGTTGTGAAATATCGTCATCCGGAGCACCGGCATAAGCACCACAACAATTACAAATGCGGGCAGTATCTCCTGCCCAATAACGTTTATGAGCTTTTCCAGACCGCTCTAATACAGGATCAAGAGACATGCCCATGGAGGTGTGTTCCTTATTGTTATAAGGCCCATTAAAAATGCCCGTGAGTTTAGGGTCCATAACCTTTCTCCGCACTATCAGACAAACATTCAAACACTACCAACACATTCCTAGTGGCACCAGGATGGATTGAATTACAAGATGGCTTGCTGATAAATACTACCTTGCCCTTGAACCAAGAGAAGAAGGCCTCCCAATGTTGTTTTTGTTTCTTATTGAATATAAGAAAATAGGTATTTTTAGTTGAAAGCTTAGGATTTTCCTTAGGAACCACTGTGTAATCCATGCTAGGCCAAGGAAGATACATATAATTAAAAAGATCGTGTGCGGTGAGAGCAACAAAATCACCAGGCATGACGAACTCCCACGGTAATAGGACCATTCTGTGTTTGTACAACAGTAAAACTATTTTTATCTGTGTCTTTCATGGCTACTTCGGCAAGAAGGAGCTGTATCATGCGGGCGTTATAAGTCATTTTTTCTTTACGCCATTTTGCTCCACAGCAGGCACAGAAATTATGATAACGGTCCTCAATAGTATATCCAAAACTATTCTTCAAAGTCTTGCGGGTAGTCATTTACAGCGTCCTCTGGGTTCAAATCTTCACGCCCATCAATGGGAATGTTACATCCATCTAAACACTTCATACAAGTATCTAGATATTCACCTGTCTCAGCATGCTTCAATGTACTCTCATAATCATTGAGAAGCCGGTTACAACAATAACATCTCATTCTGAACCATCCCCAGCGCCAGAGGCCCATGCCTTAATCCAACCATAGGCTTCTTCTTGCGTCATAATTTCTTTTAGAATAGTCCTAGCTTTATCTACATAATTGGAAGCTACACGAAACGAAGGATGATTAATAGTATCCATATAAGATAGCTTAGGCTTATCAAAGAAACTGTCGCTTTCCTTCTTACGGGCAATATAGTCTCTGAGGTACAGCTCCTGTCCCCCTCGTTTACCAAAATCATTTTTAGTAGAAGCTGGGGGGTTTTGATAACGCCCACACATACCTTTATGCATTCTCATTTTCATTCCTTTCATAAAACATTTCCTTTACAGCTTGTGCATATTTTTGAATAGTAGTTCCCATAAGACCGGGGCGGCTGTTAACTTCAAGAACATAACATTGATTTTTCTTTTCATTGTAGATGATATCCACAGCACCATATACATAACCACACGCCGCTACAGCAGAGATAGCAAGCTCATTGATATTTTCAGGAGGATGTACATTGTCACGGCAATAGACATAACCATTGCTAACATTACGTATACGTGTGTTCCGATTTTCCGCGGCGTCCTCGCCAGCCTTCTTACGCTTCTGTTGTACATCAACAACCTTTCCATTTAGAACATGGACCCGGTATTCCGCTTTCTTCGGAATATACGCAGTATAGAGGGGTGCTCTAGGCACCGGCTGACCAACTTCAAACTCCACAATACCACGGCCATTGGTACTATTAATAAGGGTGCGAGCAAACACACACTTACTACCCAAAGCGTCCACGCCATTAGGGTCAGTAGTAAACGCAGGGCATGAAATACCAGCCGCAGCAAATCGAGTAAATTGGTCAATTTTATTTAATGCACCCGGGGTGACAAAGAAAACCTTTCGGTTTAAGGCTTTCTTTTGGGTTCCCTTTTGTAGGGATACACGCAGAGAAGAAATATTTAGGTCCTTAAGGCCCCCTTGAAGAGCTTTAGCAAACTTGCTACCAACAGGATTTACAGCAATGAACAATCGATTAGCTCGGGATAACATCTTCAGTCTCCAACAAAGGTAGAGTTTCAATATCCTTAATCATGATAACGGTAAGACACTCTTCTTTCTTAGTGTAATACCGTCGATAGACATACTCTAAAGTAGCACGGAACATATTTCTAGTGATGTAGTTTAGCACCTCCTTTTCAGTGCCCTCCACAGACCATGCTACAAGTTCCCCGTCAAGGGGATCAAGAGGATTAATACAATTGATTTTACCAAATGCCCAATAAGAAAGTTTCTTCGAAGGGTCCTGTGCTTCATCGTAAGGGACATAATCTATGCCCTCAACAATAAATTTAGTTTGTTTGACCCGTTCTTGAACCGCATAAGTGACTAGCTTATCTACTTGCTCCTGTGTCTTAATAGGAGGGCTATCAGAAGGCTTAAGGAACATCATTGCTTGTCCAGGAGTATTTACCACTTGATTGGCAGCTTCCCGATCACGCAACCATTGATCCCTCTTGCTCACATAAGAAGTGCCTGAGCCGTTAGAGGGAGTCAAACATGGCACGAAACCCGGCGCAGACACTTTCGAAAAATTTACAGGAACATAATCAATGGAAAGTTCCTCTGTCTCAATAGTATGAGTACCCCCTTTGAACTTATACATTACATGTACACCAGCCTTCAAGTGTACAGGAGGAGTTTCCATTGCTAGATTGTTACGATGGATGGCTGATAAGAGCATATCGCGCTCACTTGCAAAGAAGATAGTTCCATTCTTCGTGGATGCTAGAGATAGTGGCCTCTCTTCATTACGAATTAAATGAAGAATATTTTCCTTAACATCAAACCACACAAAAGCATAAGCAGCGTTAATAGTTGAGAGAGCTTTTTCTAGATCAGGTTCTTTCACAATGGTATGAGCCACTGCTTCAGTGTCTACATCTACCTTAGCGTGCTTACTGTGATCGCCCCTGTATGTGCCGTTTTGACACAAGATGATCGACCGTTCCTCATGCTCCACAAGGAAAGGATGAGCATTCGCGTCTGTCTTAGCACCACGGGTGGCTGCTCGATTATGTCCCACAATCCATTTACCATGCCGAATGAGTTCAGTTTTACTCTTCTTCCATTCGTCTGTGGCTAGGAAATGCCAACCGACACTAGCCTCCTTATGGATTTGAACTGCTGAGTTAGTGCATCCATAAAAAATACCAGTGGCATCAAACCCTCGAAGGGTGTCCATAAACAGCAGGTCTTGAAATGCCTGTGCTTCTCCACCAGTAAACCCATTAGCATGCGCTGTAACAGCGCCCACAATACCACACATATGTTTCCTTTAAACAGCTTGCCAAAAAACAGAATGACGGGGGCTCATAGCGAGTCGAATAGACCCCGGAATTGGGGGGCGTGTTTGAAGCCAATCTTGCCCTGGTGCCATAGCACATTGATAAATAGGTACATTTCTAGTTCTACGCAAGATACGAACCACCCCACCAGTACGAACATGTTCTGCCACATAAGCGTCGTACTCTTCTGGCGAAAATGTACGAATGATCGTTGGCAATGGTTCGATCTCCTCGGGGGCAGCCACTGGACCTAGGTCATCGAAGACATAGCCAAACGGATTTTTTCGAGCCAACGTTATTTTGCTTTCCTTGGAGAGGGCATACTTAACCCGCAAAACCCCCTCTTCTAGGGCCATTTCGAACCCAGGGATGGATTCCAAGTGAGGAGAAAGTTCTTGGAAAACTTCCATCATGGCTTCTCGATAGGCGCTGGAGGTGTTCAGTTCTAAGAAGAACTTTGTGGCTGCTTCCCAACTGTTCTGTCGGGCATACATGAATATCTTTCCAATGAGGTCGCACCACAACAAAATAAATTTAACATCATTAGTGCCCGCCATGTGACGCCATTCCACTGTACCTAAACCACGCCCACCAACACTATCTTTGTAAATAGGAAGCAAATTTAGAGCTGTATATTTCTCCCATTTAGCTGCTTTACTCTGTACCGCCAGATTTTCTGAGAGTAGCCTGTTTAGCATCATGGTGTCATACAACGGGACACAGAAAATATTCTTATCTCGTTCATGACCAATGAACCGGAAAAGGACGTGTTCAAACACAAGATACACCAAGATAAGAGTACGGAGTTGCTCCCAGGTTAAATCTCCTACGTTGGTATGCACATGAACACTACACCGTTCACTGTAATTGGCCTCTGTGAACTTGTTCTTCATGAAGAACTGATTCAAACAATAAGCCAACTCACGCCGCCGCATGGGGTGGGTTACATACTCTGCCCCGTTATTTCGCAAACTACCGTCTTCATGGTAGACAAAGCCAGTAGTACAGGCGTTCTTAGGGTGCTCTACATGTGTGACACCCTCAATTTCAAGTTCTATCCCATAAATAAGAGATGGGTCTGATCCTTCTTCGGGCTGTAGCAAAATAGATTTAATAACATATGGGGTAGGTTGAACAATGCCGCGGTCTTCAGAAATAGTCATGAAATTTCCACTTGAAAAGGAAGATTGTTACGTTTGATGGTGTCTTGTAGTTCTTGTACTACATTACAAGATTTAACAGAAAATAAAAGGTCTTTCTTTTCTCCAATGGGAACGTCATAGAAAAAGAGCACATTATCTTTGTTGAAAGAGAAGTGTTTAGATAAGGCCCACGCTGGTTGTTTCTTATACACTCCAGATGGAAGATGAGCT